TTGGATGTAATAATTTTTTTATTTATAATCCATTTATTCAAAAACATAATCTTAAAGTTTAGAATATTTTTTTGTATATAATACTTTATATATTTCTAATAAAATCCACTCCTTTTTATTAAATTTATATTTACTCAACATAAAATATTCATCAAAATTTTCATATTTAATACTTTTTTTACTATCTATTTCATCTATTAATATTTCACAGTTTATTTTATCATCCACTAAATATTTTTTTTTTGTAAATATCTCTAAACTTTTTATTAAATTTATTAACTCTATAAATTCATCTTTTACAAATACTTGTATATCAACATATTTATATTTAGGAGCTTCCCAAATCTTATCCCACTTTTTCTCAAAATATAATTTATTATCACCTGTTGATACATTATAACTTCCAATTGTTGCACTCTCCTGATGATACACAAATGAACCATATGAATAATAATTATTATTTTCTTTATTATATAGTTGTAATTTATATTGTAAATCATCATCTTCCCAACCACCTCTTCCATAATTTACATCCAACATCCCTATTTTATAAAATAAATCTTTTTTAATTAAAGGACCAAAAAAAGGACATACTTTATTTTCATAATATTTATATGATTTATTATGTTGTAAATATTTTGCTTTTATTTTTAAATCATTTATATCATCAAATATTAAAAATTGTTTCACTTCATTTCCACAATTATTAGTTACTGGTGATATTACTCCCGCATTATCATCTTTTAAATATGGTTTTATTAATGGATATAACCAGTCATCCATACAATATGTATCATTATTTAATAATACTAAATAATCACCTGAAGAATATAAAGCTCCAATATTCATACCTTTTGCAAATCCATAATTTTCCTTATTATTTATTACCTTAACTTTATTACTTTTTTTATATTTTTTTAACTTTTCTTTCGTATTATCACTTGAATTATTATTCACAATTATTAATTCATAATTTCTGTAATTTGTATTCTCAAAAATACTATTAATACACTGTTCTGTCAAATCCCAATTATTATAACATAATAACACTATTGATATTAATGGCGTTGAATTAATTATAATTCTTTCAAAATTATCTACTCTTTCATCCCAACTATTATTTCTTGCAAATTTAATTCTCTTATCCTTCAACTCACCATTTTCATTTAACGCAATCTTAATATTTTCTATAAAATTATCATATGTTTTTGAAACATAATATAATTCATTATTTTTTAATGTTAAAACATCTGGAATTTCTGTCATAACTACTGGAATACCCATACTCATCATTTCATATAATTTTACCGGATTACAACACTCTATTAACGGATTTATACAAAATGGTATTAAACCTACCGTCACATATTTTAAATAAAAACATAACTCTTTATATGGTATTTCACCTAATAATTTTACATTTTTATATTTATTTAATCTTTTTATTCTATTTGTTCTTTCTGTATCATTACAATATACAAATCCAATTATATATATTATATAATCACTAAATTCTTCTACTACTCTTTCCATCAAATCTATATCAAACCAATCTGAAACAGCTCCATAATAACATATAACCTTTTTATTCTTTTTTATTAATTCAATATTATTAAAATACTCAAAATCACAACCATTCCTTATCAATTTATAATTTTTAACATCTAATTTTTCACCCAATATAGGACTTGACATTATTAATCTATCACAATTATTCAATAACTTTTTTTCACAATCTATAATTACTTCTGAAATATTACCAAAACCATCGTGATAATCAACACAATCATATATTATCGCTGTATTATTTATATATTTTAATAATTGATACCAAAATGGATTTGCAATATATGAAATAAAAAAATTAAAATTATACTTCTTTTTTAAATCATTAATTGATTTTATCAATTTATTAATATTCTCTTTATTTAATTTATTTGTATAAATACTCACATCATCATTACAATTTAAATTTATTTCTATTAAATTTTCATTAATATTATTTTCTAAAAACTCTTCATTAAATCTTGTTCTAACATAGAAAACTTTATAACCTCTTTCAGCCATAATTCTACACATATGTTGATTTCTCTGTATTCTAAAATAATAATCTATCATTGAAAAAAATATAATTACCGGTTTTTCATAATTATTTATTATTTCCTTATTTAATACACTATTATTTATATTTTTCAAATATTCTAAATTTAAATCATAAATATTATTACATTCTATACTTTTAGTATATTTATGTAATTCTATAGGTATTGCTTTTTTAATATTTTCTTCATATTTATTAATATCAATTTCATCTAATTCAATTTCATCTTTATTTTCTAAAATTGAATTATAATAAATAGAATATTTTATTATTTTATTATCCATTAATAATAAAATTATTTCTAAAAAAAATATATATTTTTAACACAATATTTTTTTAATCTTTACCCAAGAATTTCCATCTCCAAAAGGACACTCTTTATCTATTTTATAATTATTCATAAATTCATCCACATAATTCTCTAATTTATCTATACTATCACATAATGCACCATAATTTTCTAACACTTCTGGTCTCTCTGTTGTTTTTCTACAAATAACTATTTTCTTTTTTAAAAAACTACACTCCTCTTGTATTCCACCACTATCACTTATAATAAATTTACACTCTTTTATTAAATCTATCAAATTATTATGATTTAAGGGCTCTATCACATTTACTTTTTTTAATATATTTTTATGCTTTAATACATTAGGATTTGGATGTATAGGTAATATAAATTCTATTTCATTGTATTTATTAGCTATTTTCTCTAATTCTTTAAACCATAAATCCATCACATTATGATTATCTCTTCTATGAAGTGTTATTAATATTTTATTTTCATACTTTATATCATATCTATTAATATTATCTAAACCCGTATTACCCACAACATAAATATTATCTTTTATATTTTCCTTAATCAAATTCATTTTATTTAATTCCGTCGGACATAAATGAATATCGGTTATTCTACTTATTAAACATCTATTCATTTCTTCTGGATATGGATCTAATTTATTATAACTTCTTAATCCAGCTTCTAAATGAATTACTTTTTTATTATTATTAAATGCTGATAAAGCTATACTTAAAGCACTTGTTGTATCACCTTGAACTAATACATAATCAATATCATTAAAAATATTATCTTTACATAATATATTTGAAATAATATTATTTAATCTATTATCTGTTAATTCACTTATATTAATAATATAATCTGTTTTTATATTTGATAATAAATCTTTATGTTGTTTAATATAACAAGTCTTTATATTATCTAAATTATCAATCAATGACTTAACTTTTATATATTCAGGTCTTGTCCCAAAGCATATTAATATTTTCATATAATTATTTAATATAATTATCAATAAAAAAAAATTTATAATAAATACCCATTTCTTAATTTTATTTGTTCCATTATAGTTTTCTCTTCAATATCATCCATTTTTTCAATATATTTATTTTTATTATTACATAAACAATAAACATAAAATATATCACTTATCTTATCTTTTAATCTTATACTAAAATTGTATTCATTTATAATACATAATTTTTTAATATTCTTCTTAATATCATTATCTAAATATTTATATCTATCCATTTTTAATCTTTCATTTATCTTATTTAATAATTCTAAACTTATCTTTATTTTTATCTTATTTTTTTCAAATATATCATTATAACGATATGATAAAAATTTATAATCTATCTCTTTAAATAATTTATTACTTATTATTAAAAAACAACTTCTCAACCAATACTCAAAATTATCTTTACCTATATTATACTTTTTACCAAAACTATCCACATTACCCACACATATTTTATTCTCTAATACATACCTAATTGTTTCCAAATTTATAAAATTTAAATAATTCATTGGAGAATTAAATAAAGCATCCGTTATTAAAATACTAACATCATAACTATTTATTATTTCAAATTTTTTTAAATATTCCAAACATTTTTGTATCCCTGTAAATTCATATATATTATTATTACCCTTAAATATTTTACATATATCTTTATATTCAATTAACTCATCTTTTACATTTTCATTATTATTTATTAAATAAATATCAAAATCATTTTCATCCATTATTTTTATAAAAAAATTAAAAATATTTCTTACAACATTGTGATTGTTATAACAATTTAATAATATTACTATTTTCATTATTAAATAAATATTTAAATATCTTTAAATTTATTAACTATTAAAATATCATTATTCATAATTATATTTCCATACATTTTATAACAAACTTATAATTTCCAATAAAATCTGTATCCTTATAATCTTTATGAAATAATATTATTGATTTTTTTTATTATATCTTCAAATGTTAATCTTTTAATTCTACAATCTTTATAAAAAACAGTATATGTTTTCATCATATTTATTATTTAATATATTGCATAAATATAATTTTCAATTTTTACATAATTTTAATAATTCAACTCATTTAAACTCCATTTAATATTATCAATTTTATTTTTATTATCATTTTTATTATTCTTTAATTTTTTAACATTGTCTTCTATTGATATTATTTTGTCATTTATATTATTATCATTAACTACACTTTTATTTATCATATTTTTACCATTGTAAATAGCTGTATTCATAATATTCAATATTGAATTATATAATCCTTTAAATTGAATTTTACCTTCATCATCTACTAATGAAAAACAACTTCTTAAATATAATAAATCTATAGCATTATCACTTGTATTTTTCCACATTTCATTAACCAATTTAAGTTCTTCTTCATCATTTTTATCAATATCTAAAATTTGAATTATACAATTCCTCATTACTTGACGCATTACCCTTTTTTTATCTCCATCTATCCATTTATTACCATCATAATATTTTATTTTATTTCTATTCATATCAGTTATGTATAATAAATGATTTTCAGGTTTTTTTTCATTAACATAATATGTTTTTATAAATTCTTCAACTACTAATTCATAAATATTTAAATTACTTTTTAAATATTTTATTCTATCTTTCTTTGATATTTTTATTTTATCATATACATTTATATTTTTCTTCTCCTTTTCCTCTTTAATTGATTTTTTCAATACTTTTACATCCTTAGTAATCTTCTTATTTTTACTTTTTAATATCTCTATCTCTTTTTTAAGTTCTTCAATCTTATCATTTTGTTCTTTATTTATATTATTTTGTTCTTCAACTTTATTATTTAATTTTTCAATTTTACCATCTTGTTCTTCAATTTTACCATCTTGTTCTTCAATTTTATCACTTAATTCTTCAATTTTATCATCTTGTAAGTTATTTTTATTTTCAATTTCTTTAATTCTATTATTTAATTTTTTAAGTTCTTTATGGTTATTTTTTCTTTCTTGTTTAAGTTCATATTCATTATATACTTTACAATTTTTTAAATGAGAAGACATTTTTGTTTTTTTTGATAATTCTTTATTACAATGAACGCATTTATTACTTTCAATATTCTTATCACAAGGAATTTTTTTATTTTGATGATATGTTAAAAGCCATTTTTTTTTAAATTGTTTATTACATTTATTACAAGTAAAATTATTATCCATTTATATATAATTATTTTATATTTTTTTATTTTTATATTTGATTTTAATAACTAAAAATTAATTTTCTGTTTTCAACACAAATTTCATAAAAATGGTTCTTTTTTTTTTGAAGAACCTTTTTTATGAAATTTGTTAATAT